CGCTACAGTTGTGAACGCACCTGTTGTTGGTGTGGTGGCCCCAACAGTACCGTTGATGTTAATTGATGCAGTCCCGGTCAGGTTGGTGACTGTGCCGCTGCTTGGGGTTCCCAAAGCGCCATTGAAGGTGACTGGTGCGCCAGCAGAGCCGATGGCGATGCCCAGTGCAGTTGCCACTCCAGTGCCAAGCCCGGACACGCCAGTGGATATTGGCAACCCCGTTGCGTTGGTCAAAGTTCCGCTGGATGGTGTTCCCAGAGCGCCGCCATTGACCACAAACGATCCAGCAGTGCCCACCGCAACACCCAGAGCGGTCACCACGCCTGTTCCGGTGGTAACGGTGCTCGGTGCGGCTCCAGCGCCCCCACCGACCATCAGAGCGCTTGCGGCCAATGCCGCGCTGGTAGCCCAAGTCGTTCCGCTGCTGAAGTACGGGATACCGCCGCTGGTTCCCGCCACGGTCAACGCAAGGGTTCCGCTAGACGTGATTGGGGAGCCAGCAACTGAAATCAAGCCGCCAGTAAAAGATTGCGCTACGCTGGTGACGGTTCCGCTTGTCGCTGGCGCAGCCCAAGTAGGTGCGCCGCCTGTGGTGGCCGTCAGGACTTGTCCCGTCGTGCCCGCCGCCGTTGCCACTGGTGTAGCGCCTGCGCCGCCGCCGTACACAACCCCGTACTGGGTCAGGGCTGCGCTGGATGCCCATGTGCTGGCGCTGCTGAAGTAAGGGATGCCGCCGCTGGTTCCAGCAACAGTCAGCGCCGGGGTCGTGGTGGCCGTCGCCACCGAAATGATGCCGCCAGTAAAGCTGACGCTGGTGACCGTGCCGCCCAACCCAGTTGCGTTGATTGTGATTGCGGCAGAGCCGTTATATGTAGTCCCCGCGCTAAAAGAAACCCCAGTGCCCGCAGTGAGGTTGAATAAATTACTGCCCAACGCCACGCCAGAGATGGTGCTGTTGGTCAGGCTGGCATTGGCAATGTTGGATAGCGTGTTGGTCGAGCCGCTAATCGATTTGTTCGTCAGCGTCTGTGTGCCCGTCAAAGTGGCAACGGTGGAATCAATCGCAATCGTGACCGCTGCCGCGCCGGTGTAGCTGGTTCCGCTCAAGCCGGTTCCGATGGTCAGCGCATTGGGGTTGGCCGCCGTAATGGTTCCAGACGCGCCCAGCGCCACGGCCACGCCGTTGTACGTCACCGAGCTGTTGGTCAGTGACGCGTTGGCAATGTTGGACAGCGTATTGGTCGAGCCGCTAATGGTTTTGTTGGTCAGCGTTTGCGTAGCAGTGTTCGTGGTGACCGTATCCGACCCCACGGTTGCCGATGTCATGTTGAACGCACCGCCGGTCACCGTCTTGCCGGTGAAGGTCAAAGCACTCGGCAAGCTCAACGTGATGTTGGTCGTGCCGGTGGATGTGATTTCGTTGGCAGTGCCGCTGACCGATGCCACCGCGCCAATGCCGCCCGCCGTGATAGTGACGTTGGACGCGGCAGTCAGTTGGCCTTGGGCGTTGACAGTAAATGTGCCTACCTGCGTCGCAGAGCCGTAAGAGCCAGCCGTGACCGCTGTATTGGCAATAGAGATCGTGCCGGTACTGGTGATTGGCCCACCCGTCAGGCCCGTGCCGGTGTCAATTTGCGTGACACCGCCGGACAATGAGAACTGCCGCCATGCTCCAGTTGAGTAGCCATAAAAAGCGCTCTGCGTGGTGTCGTAGCGAATCATGCCAGCAACAGAGGAAACAGGTTGCTGCCCAGTTGTCCCGGATGGGATAGTCATCGACCCCGTACCCGGCATGACCGCGTTATCGGCAAGACCCACTGTGGGGTTGCCGCTGATTCCGTTGCCGTTGGTTACGGCAATCTGGTTTGATGTGCCCGTTATGGTGGCCGAGGTGATAGCACCTGCGGTGGAAAGCACGACAAGGCCATTGAAGCTGGCATTTGCAAAATTGAGAGCTTGCCCGGTCAAGGAGATGGTCGGGTCGCCAGACACACCGCTGCCGTTGGAAATAGACAGGCCACTGCCAGAAACGGCGATAGAGCGGGGCGTAAGGGCCGTAGCAGACGTTTTTACTTGAAAGCCAGTACCGGAGTTCACCAGCGACAGCAAAGCGCCTGTGGTGCTGATATTGAATAGCCCTTGGGCACCGCCGTCGGTGATGGTCAAACCGTTTGTTGCGCCGACGTAGCGGCTGTTGGCCAACTGCGGGGTCTGGGTGACCGTCAGGTAGGTGTAGGTCTGGACAGGTGAACCCGCAAGCGCCGCAGCCGTAGTCTGCACCGTGACCCCATTTTGTACGATGGGGACGAGTTCAGACCCGGTGATCGCGCCAGCCGTGGGCAGTTGGGTGATGGTGACTTGCGCGGACATTATGTGCTCGTGTTGTTAGGCGGGCTGGGCGAAATCGTATCCTCGTTGCCGGTCTGCGTGGGTGTCTGCGTGTTCTGCTGCGTGGAGATGATGTACTGGCTGTTTCCACCAGTCAGCAGATCGCTATCGGTGACGGCCACGCTGACATCGGGCCTTGGAAAACGCAAGTTTATCCGTTCAGTTTGACGCGCCGCCAACCGGTATGGGTCCAATGTATCCGCGCAACCCTGATCGCACACGCGCAGGCCGGGAAAGTTGGGGTCTGGCCCGAGCTGGACAAACGCGCGCTTCATCTTGCACCGGTCGCATACCGCGATGGCAATTGATGTCAAGCCTTCGGTGTTGAGGAATCTTGGCATCAGCGCGTGTACACGGAAATGTTTGGGCTGTAGTAGATGGGCGACTTGTCGCGTTCTTCTTGCTCTGCCATGTTGAAGTATTTGTCCGCTTGCACTTCAAGATAGCTAATCCGGCCAGCGTCTACCGCAGGCAGTTCTAAGCTCATCCGGTGCGCAAGCATCATGAGGATGGCCTCGTACCAGCGCTGTGGGATTTCCAGTTGGCCAGAAAGCGATCCGACATCCATGATCTGACGCGAGTACCACACCGTCATCTGGACAAACGCGCTCGATGGAACTGGCCACAGGTACATGGTCGGCTGGGGAATGGTGCGGTCAAACCAGAACTGGAAGGGCTGGTTGGCCGTGAATTGCTTGTTGGGCAGGTTGGTGTAGTCGTCGCGGTTCAAACGTGCCATTTGCAGCTCAGTGGCCATTGTGCCGAAGTACAGCTCCCGCAGGGCAAGCGTTGTGCCGCCGGTGGCCTGCATGCGGTAATACTGCACGTTCTGGCCGGGGTCGATATCAGTCCAGACCCATTGGCTGTCCGTCACCGCCACATTGGTGCCGGTGGCCAAAGTGCTCCACGTGGAACCATCGGTCGAATACTGGAGGGTGTAGCTCCATGTAGCCGACCCGCCGCCAGCCACGTAGGGCAAAAAGCCGATGGAGCCAACGTACTGGCTGTTGCTGGTCCCAAAGTTGACCGAGATGTTGCCGTTGGACGAAGTCTGTTGGCAGTACGTTGCGGTGTCGCCGTCGTAGACGTTGGCCACCGTGCCGCCCGCGCTTGTAGAGTAGCCGCCCATGTTGTTGGGACTGGGCCGGTTCATGGTGCGGTACAGCACGTTCAGGGCGTCGATTGCGCCCACCGGTAGGCTGTAGATGTACTGGTTGGCATTCAGGCCAATGACGAGCTTGCTGATGGCCCAGTAGTTGATGCCCATGTTGGCGATGTTCGACAACAAGATGAACAGCGACTCCTTGGCCGATTGGACCTGCTCAACCGTCAGCTCTTCGGCCAGCTTTCCGCAGCGCCGCGCACCGTGGTCGATGAGCTGCTGGACCGTGATTACGGTCTGTCCAACGGTTCCGGAGTAGGCCACGGCTGTCCTTAGAAATTAGGGTTTTTCTTTGCGGGCTTGTGGGTTGAAACACTGCACGCATTGAGATTGATTTTGCCACCCTTGGCGTACTGTTTTACAGCGCCGCCTTTTTTCATCGGGTCAGGTTGATCGCGGCCTGTTATTTTGTCGGGGTTAAATTTTGGTTCAGTCCGACCGGGATACGTCGTAGACCTACGGTCTACCATTTTATTTGGGTTAAATGTTGGTTCAGACTGACTGCGGTCTACCATTTTTTCTGGATTAAACGATTGAATATCATCTTTAGCAAAAGGCGCTTCTGGAACATCTTCTTGAACTGCTCTTTTAACCGCCGCGCCAACTAGGGGGCGGACAGCACTTACGGCCCGCCCAACAGGCATGGCAGCAATTGCAAGTTTTCCAGCGCCCATGAGCGCATCGTTTAGTGGGCTTTCGCCGCGTTTAGCGCGTTCAAAACCTGATGCCGCATCATCAGCAAAAGTTGAATCCCAGTTAGACCTGTTTTTTGGTTTGACGCCGCCAGATTGATCGCCCGAATCCCAACTAGATTGGTCATTGGATTTAATACCCCCAACAAACCCTGCTTTAGGCGGGCCGGATTGCCGACTCATGCTTGGCAAAGCATCCGTACTTGACTGAATGTCTTCTGCTTTTTTTGAGCTTTCGCCCGAATCTTTTCTGCGAACCAGACCCTTATCCATGTTTAACAGGTCGCGCAGAGTTTTATCGTTGCCGTATTGCTTTTGAAAATCGGCAAGCTCCTTTGCGGAGACCTTAGCCTTTCCGTTTACGACTTCACGATCTGGGTTGGGTGTGTAAGCCATGATTGCTCCTTACCAGCCGGGACAGTTCCAGCGTTGCATAGACGCCCGTGCGCGGCTTCCTTTTTCGCTCTTCTCGGCGACAGGACCCATGCGGGCACAGAACGAATCGCGCCGGGCACCGCCTTGCGGCTGGGGCGCTTTTAGGTGCGACCCGGTTTCGCTGTTGTACTTGGCGCGGCCTTTGGCAGTCAGCCCTGCGCCTTGTTTGGCGGGCAGCTTTTCACCACGACCGATGGCCAAAGATGGATTCTTTTTTGCCATGATTTACCAGCAAGACTTTGTGGCCTTGCCGCCTGTTTTCATTTTGGCTGTTTTGGCTGATTGCTTGAAGGCATCAGCCGTTGGAGCACCTTTTGCACCCGGCTTGCGCATG